TTTCATCACTATCTAATCCTTGAAGGGCTATCCCGCCACCTGTACCAGCAGAATAAGAACTTGAATCTCTTACTGTAATAAAAGGTGTATCATCAATAAAAACTCCATTACTAGCGTAAATTGTAGCACCACTATCTTCTGCCATATAAACAGCAGTTACATCTGCATCACCAAGAGTTACTGAATTATCTGCTACTCCTGTTGCACTAAATCCAATTACTGTTTGATTAGTACCAGCATTTGATGATGGATCGGTTGCACTTCCAATTAAAGTATTTTTTGTTCCTGTAGTTACTACGTCGCCCGAAGCATATCCAACTGCTGTATTATGAGTAGATACTGCACTTCCTGTATCACTTACATCAGCATTTGTTAAGGCTTCATATCCAATAGCTACACATTGAGAATCTTCTTGACCAGCATCAAAAGCCTTTTCTCCCAATACTGTATTGTAGTTTCCTTCTACTAAATTTGTTGATGATAAGTAGCCAACTGATGTATTACCACTTCCCGAAACTAATCTTTGCAAAGATTTACTTCCAATAGCAATAGTTCCTGTATGAGTATGATTTCCTGTTTCTAAGGCTTCTGATCCGATAGCGATTGTTCTTTCAGCCGAAGTTGTAGTTGAACCTGCAAAGTAACCCATAAAAACATTATATGAGCCATCTGTAACAGCATCTCCACTATTTTTCCCTATAACAACATTATGGCTTCCTGTAGTAACAACGTTTAATGCAGAATATCCAACTGCTGTATTATTGTTATTACTTTGCCCACTTGCTCCTAAACCAGCACCAGTTCCAATAAGAGTGTTATACTGTCCTGTTTGGTTGTAGAATCCAGCCTCTACTCCAATTCCTACATTACCTGTTGTTTCGTTGTTTGAATCAGAATTTTGAGAATGTAAAGCATTAAAACCTATAGCAATCGACCTATCTCCAACATCTTCTGTTCCTAATGCTCCATATCCAATGGCTACACTTCTTGTGGATATTGTCATTCTATCACCAGCTTGATAGCCAATAACCACATTTCTTTCTCCTGTAGTCATATCATTACCAGCTTCATGCCCGATCAAAACATTTTCATCACCATTTGTAGTAAGTGCATTACCAGCTAACCCTCCAAAAACAGTATTGTCTGAACCACCATCATTATTACTTAGTGAAATTCTGGAGTTGTCATCGAGAATTAATCGAGTATTGGCAGAAGTACCACTATTATTTACAGTAAAATAAATAGAGTTATTAGCTCTTAACATCAAATCAGTATTTCCAGCACTTCCCAAAGCACTTCCAGTTCCTACCCAACCTGATAAAGTTGTACCATCTGAGTGCATATGTTTAACATATAAACGTTGAGTTAATGCACCAATATGCTCTATTGTTCCAGATTTTTCAATACGCATCCTTTCATCTTCAGTATTGCCTGTTTGAAATATTATCGCACCAGCACCAATATCGTTACCACCTTTCATTCCAATATTTAAATTAGAATTAGCATTAGTAGGTGCATGAGAGCGAATAGCAGAACGCTGTATTGTTAAATGCTTATCTGTTGTTCCATCTGCTGTAGTTGGATTTGTATTATCTGTTGCAGTATCACTAACTGTTATTCCATCTGTAGTAACAACGTGCATAGTAGTTGCTGGAGCAGAATGTCCAATACCTGTGTTTCCAGAATCTAATATTACAAAATGAGTTCCATTTAAAGAGCTATTGTCTATTA